GTACCACCACAGGGCGTCGTGCGGGGCCGGGGCGCCCTGCTCGTCCCCGTAGCCGGCGGAGGTGACTGCCTGGTGCCCGCAGGCGGCCAGGGTCCCGTAGAAGGCCACCGCGCGAGCCTGGTAGCCGTCGGCGGTGGCCCCGCGCAACCTGCCGAGGCGACACCAGGCGACACCGATCGCCACGGAGAGGGCGCGCTGGTTCGGAGTCGGGCGGCCCGGATCAACGATGCGGGCCGGCGGTTCGGCGGCGGTTCCGGCGTACGCCAACCGAAGCCAGTCCGCTTGTTCGTGTTCGATGCCGGCGGCCACCCGTTCGTCCTTATCTTCCCTTGCAGGCCAAGGTCGGGCTTGAACCGCCGCGAATCACATTTCGCATGGCTTGTTGAGGAAGCCTCTCGCACTGATACATGCAGCCGTTGTACCAGTCGCCCGCCGAGTTGAAGCACGCGGTTGCCTCCGCTTCTGTCCTACAAACGCCGTCCTCAGGTCCGTTCGGGTCGCACAACTGACAGAAACTCCAGCTGAAGTCGTTGTTGCGTGAGCAGCACTGATAACACCCTTCTGATCCCCACATGTTGCACTCGCCGTGATAGGTGCCGCTCGTGCCACAAGCATCGTGGCAATATGCCAGCAGCGATTCCGGAAGGGAAACGAAAGCGAGACTGAGGGCAGTTAAAACAAAGACGAGTTTCATTTTCATGGCACGCTCCTTTTGACGCGTTCGTTACCGGGCCATGCTCCAGAGCATGTAGATCGACATGGCCAGTGCTCCGAGAAGAAACCACAGCATGGCTGTCTACCTCGCTTGAACGGGCGTCCACTGTCCCGCGGCGATCGACGCGCCTACCGCGCCCAGGCCGTAGTCGCCGAGCTCGATGGCGCCGTCGTGTAGCCGGTAGACGCCTTGCCGGGGCCGCCACTCCAGCACGCCAACGAAGCTCGAGCCCTCGCTCGACACGAGGTAGGTATCGGGGATGGGACAGACGACCCGCGCCGGCCCCACGATGGGCCTCGCCAGCCCGTCGACTGGCGAGAGGGGGTTACCGCCGTGCGCGGGGGAGAGACTCATGGGTGGAAGGATAGCATGCGGGTTTAGGCGGGGGGGGCCTGCCCGCTCTTCTGGCTCGCGTGGCAGGCCTCGGCGACCGCGACGCAGGCAGCGGCGTAGGCGGTCGCCGCGGACATGAAGGCGGCATGGGCGGCGTTGTCCGGTTCGCCGTGGCCAAGGAGGATCGTGTTGCTCATACAGGAGAAGGACCGCTGAGCGGCGGCGCCCCCGTCGAGAATTTCTTTGCAGATCTGACCGCACGGCATGAATTCAGTCTCCTTTTTTAGTCGCAGCCCGGTGTCCCGGGCCAGTGTCGGGTCCCCATGTGGCGAAGTCCTCGCGATGAGCGAGGCCGGATCGGAGGAGCACGCTCTCCACGTCCTGGACGTGCAGCTCCAGGATTCGAACCTCCTTGCTTAGGGCGTCCAGGCGATTGTCGAGCCGCGCCGAGAGTGCGTCGAGCCGCGGAACAAAAGCCAGAAGGAGCAGAAGAAGCGCGAGGACGGAGAGGACGGTCACGCCGGCCGCCATGGTAGCGAGCCACGACGGCATCACCACGCCCTCGACTTTGACGGTCAGGTGCTCGGTGTACTCGCGGTCGCTCATCCCCTTTGCCCCCCCCTCGTCGAGTCGAGGTCGTCCCGCTCGTGTCGGCCGCGACGGTCGCGCTCTACTCCGTCCAGCCGGGTCTCGTGGTTCGCCAACCTCTCGCCGATCCGCTCCCGGTAGGCCGCGAAGGTATCCCGGAGAGCAGAGAGATCCTGGCTGATCTGAGCGAGGCGTCCGTTCACCTCGGTGAGCTGGGCTGGGATGTCCGTGTCGAGCGCCTTCTTGACTCTCGGCACGAAGCCGAAGAGGAAGACCAGAGAGGCCACGAGCTGGCCCACGAGCACCACGACCAGCGCGTTGACAGCCACCCGGCTAAGCTCGTCCATGGCTCTTTCTCATTCGTTGACCTCCTGGAATGATAGGGCAGTCGTGCGGATTCGTCCACCCTGATCCCGCGCGACCGCCTTGACAGGCCCGCCGAACGTCCCCCAGATCTGGTCTTGCGGCCAGGTGGCGGGAGAGAGCGGCTGCGGGGAGACCATGAGCCTGCCGGTCGACTTCCAAGCTCGGGCCAGGCTCAGAAGCTTCCGCTCTTCGGCCTGGGAGATGCTGGGGAGCGGGATCTGGACCTGGCGCAAGGCCTGCTCTACCCCGGGGTCCCCCATGAGCTTCGAGGCCCGTTCCCAGCCCTTCTCCATGTTCCGGAGCGGCTGAAAGACGGGCTCGGCGAGGGCGAACGCCGCCCGCAGGAAGCCCCAGACGTTGGCAGTGTCCCAGATCGTGATCCCGACGTAGCGGACGGTGAGCTCGCCCGGGGCGTGGAGGTAGGTCAGGTGCCGGCCGGTGCGGGTGACGTCGGCGGCGAGCGTCGGGAGCGAGAGGTCGAAGGCGGCGGCGCGGGCGACGGTGTAGACCGGAGAGGAGAGGTCGGAGGCGTTGCTGAAGACGATCGACCGCTCGCAGGTGTCGGAGAAGTTGACGGCGCCCAGGTCGACCCCCTGGATGGCGTAGGCCGCCCCCAGGTCGAGCTTGAGCTGCACCCCCGAGACGACGCCCTGGACGCTCCTCCATACCCGGTGCCAAAGGTCGAGGCCGGTCAGATTCGATGCCGGGTAGGCGGGCTGCTCCGACGTCGCCGTCACCACCCCCGCCTGGACGTACCGCTTGAAGCCGCGGAGAGCGAGGGACTTGGTCAGGGCGGGCATGCAGGGGGGATTATGGCACAGGCGCACCCCTTCCCTTGGCAGTTAGGGTCGTAGTGCGAAGGCCCCCCGTTACAAGGGGAGTGGTTCAGCGCTTGCGCGCCGCTGCCGTTGGACCGGGGCGTAGGGGTTTCATGTCGGGATCACACCACCCGACCCGTTGCCCGGATTTCACGGGAGCCTGCACCTTGACCCGCCGCCGCTCGCGGGTCGCCCAGCCTCTGGAAGCTCTTTTGGGATTTGCACCCTGGGGAGAGTCGCTGTATCATGACCTCGGCTCGCAGTAACCGGCTGACCACCGGCGCGCCCCGCGGAGACCCAAAGCTCCCGGGGCGCTCTTGTTTTATGGTTCCGAATTCTACTCCTGCCGTCGCCAGATCTCCAAAAACGGCCGGGCGGCTCGCACCACCCGGCCCCGGTCTTCCTGCGACGTAATCAGCGTCCAGAGGTAGTGTCGCCGCCCGTCCCGCCCGATCCGATGACGAAGTACGCGCCCGAGCAAGTCTCTGTCGGCAGCACCGCGCCGATGGTCGCCACGAGTTGAATACTAGAAACCGAGAAGCCGGCCGAGACGGCGTCATTCGCGATCTGGCCCGTTGCCTCCAGGCAATCGCCGACCGCAGCGGCACAGGCCGATGAGCCTGCCGGCAGCGCGATGTTGAGCACGTCGGGCGCCGAAATCACGATGTAACAACCGTGCGGCGTGCTGAGGCTACAGAACAAACAATCGGGCTCGGTGGAGACGACCGTTCCACGCAACGTGCCGACGTTTAGCGGTTGCGCCGCCACGGACCCGGCGACTACAAGTACAGCAAACAACGTGACGAACAGAAGCCTGATTCGCATGCTCTCTCCCTGGTCAAAGACAGCCGTCACCTAAGCGTGCGGCTGGTAAAGCTACAGCAGCTTGTGCGCTACGATCATGGACGCTACCGAGAGGGAAGTGGCGTGCGCGGACACGTTGGTGGCCTTCGCCGCGAATACGCCGAACGTCCCGCCAGTGGTCACCTTGACGCTGACCACGTAGGAAAATCGGTACGTGTCGCCCCCGGTGATGCCGACATTGGTTCCAGCCTCCGGGATCTCGGTTGTGCTGATTAGGTCGCTATCCGCGATGACGCGCGCCTGAGCATCGCCAGTGATTAGGCTGGCCATGGTGGCGCCGCCTCCCAGGTGGAGTTGCAGGCCGTCGTTGTCTCCGGACATCCCTGTGCCTTCGACGATGGCTTCGACACGATAAGTGCCGATCGGTAGCGTAACCGTCAACGAGGTGACGGAAACAAGCGTGTCATCGGTGAGGGAAACCGGGGAAGAGATCACGCCAACGAGATCGCCCGACAAGGACTGAAAGCTCGGGTCCGCGCTCGCCCCATTCGAGGTGAGCACCTGGCCGGCTGTCCCAGCCCCGGTAATCGCGACGGCCGACGTGCCGTTACCCAGGACGACGCCATGCGCGGAGAGGGTGGCCGCGCCGGTGCCGCCCTGACTTACCGGCAGGGGAGCGGCGAGGTGGGTCGCCACCACCTGCGGGTTGGGGAAGGTGCTACCGAGGTCGCCGCCAGCCGCACCGCTGGGTGCCCGGGCATCGGACAGCCGGGCATCGTTGGCCTGGACGACATGGCCGGCCGTCACGTCCGACGAGGGAGTTGCCAGGAGGGCGGCGCCTTGGACGCTGGTCGTGGCGGCCGGCAACCGCGCGGCGGCGAGCGTGCCGGCGGTGACATCGCTCGCGTTGTGGCTGTGGGCGGGTACACCCCCCCAGGTCTGGTCGCCGCGAAGCACGGCCGTGCCGTCCGCTGTACCGCTACCCAGGCGTGCCGTGGCGACGGTTCCGCTAGCGATGTCAGAGGCGGGATGGGTGTGGGCGAGCGGCGTGCGAGCGTCCGACAGTCTCGCATCCGAAGCCTGTACGACATGCCCGGCGACCGTGTCCGACGAGGGCGTTGCCAGCCGGACCGCTCCGGCAGCGGAGGTCGTTGCCGCAGGGAGATCCGCTGCAACGAGGCTGCGGAGGCCCGCGGTCCCGGACGAGCCGTCCGGCGTCGCCTGAACCAAGTTCGCGGCCCCGGAGGGCGTCGCTCCAGGCAAGCTCCCGAGGGTCGCCTTGCGGGTGCCACCGGTCGCTTTCCAGACGACTACGACGTCGTCGGTGGCCGGGGTCGAATCAAGCGGGAGATCGCGTCCCTTGGGCATCGGTTTCAGTCCCCCTCGATCGACGAGCCGTCGTCGCCCATGAGCGTCCCGGAGTCATCATCCAGGATGGTCACGGCCGGCAGCCGCATCCCCCAGAGGTCGACCCCGCTCCGCAGGTTGCGGAACGTCGGGGCGAGCCCCGCGACCCGGCAGGCCGCTCCCTGAGAACCCGGGAGCGCCGGGTGGTAGATCCTCACTTCGTCGGTCATTCCGAGGGAGAGCGTAGCACGAGGAGCGCTCCCGACCGCACCTTGTACCATCCCGGGGGCGAAGCGCATCCGGAGCGTCCTCGCCGTCCGGACCGCGGCGTCCCGCTCCATCACCGCGCTGTCGAGCTCGCCCGTGCCGTCCGGACCGCTGCCGCCGATCTCGCGCGCGTTGCGGTAGGTGGCCTTGATGTCCCGCGCCGCGGCGGGCTGGACCTGCCACTCACGCTTCAGCTTCCCTCGCTCCTCGGGCGTGACCGGGGCGGCGAAGTCGGCATCCGCCAGCGGGTGGAGGTTCCGGCCGTAGTGGACGAGCACGTTCCACGCGGGGCGGAGCGTCTTGGCCTTGAACGTCGAGGCGGAGAGCCCGGCCCGGAAGTCGAGCACCAGCCGCGGCGCCCACCGCGCCCCCCAGATGCGGCCGTAGGTTCCGGAAATGAGGTCGACGGCGAAGGCGCCCTGCCCGTCGTTGATCGGCGCGTAGAAGAGGACCGAGGAGTCCGGGAGGGTCGGCACCCCGTTCGCCACGAGGAGAGCCTGGATGGCGGCATCCGAAAGGGCGACGTTTCGCACCTGGTAGTGGGCGATCGAACCGGCGAGCGAGCCTTGGGCGCCCGCCGCCAACCGGCCGCCGAGCTCCAGGCCCTGCGCCGCGGCGAACGGCGTCCCGGTCGTCGACGGACGCTCGTACACCTTGACCATCGGCTCGCCCGGCCGCCCCGCCCAGATCGAGAGCGTCGACGTGGCCGAGTTGAAGCGGCAGGCAACGAGCGTCCACATGCCCCATTGGACGACGCCCGGAGGGGTCACGAAGTAGGTCCCGGTCAGGAATGGGATCTTGAAGCCGATCGACCCCTGGCTCGCTCGATAGAAGCCGATGTAGTAACCGCCGTTCGCCGCCGAGAGGTTGTTGGCGATCGCGCCGTAGGAGGGGAACGGGTCGGCCCCGTCCCCGTCGAGCGTCCAGCGATCGACCGCGAAGCTCTTGACCCAGGAGGCGATGGTGAAGTCGCCGGCGGGGAGGTCCGCCGAGGTCGATCCCCAGGCGATCCGTGACCGGCCGGCGGTGCCGAGCAGCTCGATGGCCGCGTCATCGGCAATCGGCCCCGGCGAGACGGGGGGCAGGAGCATGCCGGGAACGATCCGCCCATCGTGGTCAAGGCGGTAGTGAGCGCCGACCGGCCCCAGGAGCCCGTCCAGGGCGGTGCGGCCGGCGACCTCGGCGGGGGCGAAAAACTCCACGTTGAAGGGCAAGATCGCAGAGAGGGCGCGGGTGGCGATCGGGTCGTAGGCGTCCTCGCCGAGCCCCATCCGGCCGGCGAGGACGCCCTCCGTCACGGTCGCGAGCCGAAGGTGGTCCTCGCTCCCGCCCGCAGCCGGCCCCTGGTCCCACGTGATGGGCTCGCTCTGGAGGGAGGCGAACTGGTAGACGCCGCCCCCAACGTCGGACCCGGCCACCACCTGCCCCTTGCTCCGGAGCGTGATGACGCCGGGGAGGGCGCCGTCCGACAGGCGCACCCGTTGCCGGTTGTGGTCGATCAGGAGCGCGGGAGCGTTGTAGATCATGCCGGCGGCGATCTGGACCTGGGTGCCGGCCTGGTCCTTCTCGCCGCTGTCGGTCGGGATCCAGGTGTAGTTCACGCCCGCCGTGCCGGCCAGCGCGATCGAGTTGCCAGCAGCGGCATAGTCCGTCGCCGTCGCGCCAGCGCCGTCGTCGCACGGCCAGAGTCCGGTCATCCCCGGATCGTCCCCAGCCGCGCGGGTGGCGAACATGACCTGGGCCTCCTCGATCGAGGGGCAGAAGTTGAGCAGGCGAATGTCAAAGATGGCCTGGCCGGCGAAGCCGACCAGGGCGATGGCGGTGGCCGGAGTGTCGACCAAGCCGCTCGGCATCGCATGGGCGACCGGCTGGCCGTCGAGAAGGAGGTAGGCGCCCGCGGTGGCGTCGACGCCGAAGCCGAGTTGGTGATAGGTCCCGTCCGCGAAGGCGGCGGAGCGCAGGGTGAGCGCCCCGGCGACGCCGCCGATGCTCGCGCGGGCCAGATAGTGGCCGGAGCCCGCCTCCACCCCGAGGAAAAAGTTCTCCGCAGTCGCCGAGGTCGCCTTGCGGACGCCGACATCTGCTCCGGAGGCGGTCGCCCCGATCCGGCAGGTGACGAGGAACCGAGTGAGGTCGTAGGCGGCGAGATAGGGCGCCGCGTGGCCGGCGCCGGAGAGCTGCAACGCGGTCGGTACCCCCGAGTAGCGGGAGGCGGAGAGGTTCGGGAGGAGCTGGGCGTAGGGGGCCTGGAGGGCGATCTCGACCACGTCTTGGACGGTGGGCTCGCCGTCGATAAGACTGGAATAGATCGGCTCGAACCAGCGATGGGAGGCCCACCCGGCGAGCCCCGCCCGGGCGGTGAGCCGGTAGCCGGCGAGCGTCCGGTCCATCAAGTAGGAGAGCTGGTTCCGGTCGTTTCTCAGCGTGACCTTGCCGAGCGATCCGTCCGCGGGGCCGTAGAGCAGATCCTCGGCGAGCCGAAGGGCGACGCTCCCCGGGTCGACCACGACCGCTGCCATCTCCTCCGAGGCGGGGAAGTCGGATGCCCGGGTAAAACGCCCATGGGTCGAGACGAAGACGCTGGGGAGCGGCAGGCCGGTCGAAGGATCGGCGCCCGCGAGCTCAACCGTGATCTCGACTTGGGCGTCAGGGTCTATAGACCATGACGCGAGCCCGGGCGGGATGGCTGACGAGCCCGGAGCGGTGTCCCCGCCGGTGCCGTAGCTGAAGAAGAGCGTCTCGCAGCCGAAGCCGTCCGCCTGGCGGGGGATGCCGATCGATCCGGCCGCAGAGATCCCCGTCGTGCCGGTCGCCGTCCAGGAGCCCGGCTCAGGGCTCCCGTACGCCCACGCTTTGACACTCAGGGCCGTCCCGGACGCCCGGAGGCGTACCCACCAGGGGGCGAAGCCCCGGAGGCCCGAGAGCGGGCCGCTGGCGCGAACCGTGGCACTCCCCGCGACGACGTCGGCGACCGAGAAGGAGGGGCCGGAGGGGTCGAGCGTGACGCCGATGTAGGTGGGCGAGGAGGCGGTGCCGGCGCCGCGGAGGGCGAGGACCCGGCAGGCAGTGGCTCCGGGCACCATGACGAGCGCGAGGACCTCCGGGTCGGCGATCCCGGGCTCGCCCTCAGCGACCGTCCATGCGAGCAGCTCGGCCGTCGCGATGGCCGGGGCCGCGAGCCATGAAGAGCGCTCCGGGTCGCCGTCGACGGAGCGGACCCGCCAGGGCTCCGTTCCCCCGTAGAGCGCCCGCCAGTCCCCCGGCTGGGCGCCTCTCGGGTACTCCCGGAAGTTGGTGGCGTTGGTTGCCAAGACCGAGGAAGTATACCCCTTGACTTCCCGGCCCGCCGCGCCTATTATTAGGACAGTCGCCGCAACCCCGCGGCGGCCATATGAGCGCTAGGAGAGAAATGACTCGCGCGAAGGCCAGAGAATCGAACCCGGCCACCGAACTGCAAGACCGCTTCCGCGCTATGAACGCCCCTGTCCTCGGTGGCGACTTCGCCGACTGGTGCCGGGCCAACAGCGTCGGCGTCGGTGGCGTGATCGAGATCACGTGGAGCGCCGGCGAGCTGGGAATCGGCAACACGGTCCAATTCCGCGTCACGGCACTCGGGGAGCGAAAGATCCTTGGTGTGAGGGCCGACGAAGACTATGGCGAGACCGTGCTTTCCGCTGAGGGTCACCCCATCCATAGCATCTGCCGAGTCGGCGCCGGCTCCCAGGCGCGGCCGTAAAAGGCTTTTAGAAGGGATTTAAAAAGGAGTTCTGGCGTGAACGGACCTCAGGAGCGGATCGGCTCGATTGCTCGACAGTTAGCCGCCGACTACAAGCGCGGCGCCTTCCCGCACAACTGTGCCATGGCTATCCTGGAGGAATTGCGTCATCTTTCGCCGTCTGCCGAGACACTCCGGCACCCCGGAGAGCCCGGGTACCATGACGGCGATGGCCCGTGCCCTGTGTGCGGCGAGCCCGGCGAAGGCTACGGCTGTAACTGCTGCTACAAGGAATAGACTGGTTTGACCCCCCGCGACCGCATCCTCCTCGCCGTCCGCCTCCTCGGCGGCCAGCGCAACCTCGCCCGGAAGATCCCGACCCACGACCGCAACGTGCGGCGGTGGATCGCCGGGTACGGGAAGCCGAGCGCGGAGGCGCAGGAGAGGGCACGGGAGGCGCTCGAGCGGCGGCGGGGGGAGATCGAGGAGGCGCTGGCGGGGTGGGATCGCGATGTCATTTCAGCGCAGGATTACTACGACCTCACGACTAGCGACCCCTGCACCTGCGGAGCTGGACCTGGCGACGATCACAGCAAGTCTTGTTCGAAGCGCCGGCAAGAGGAGCGCATCGCGGCACGCAAGCGCGCTGCCATATGACCACCGCTACGACACCCGCTCGAAAACCGTGACCGGATCGTCCAGCCGCCGCCGGAGCGCGTAGACCTCCTGTTGGGTCTCCCGCGTGTTCCGGGTGATCTCCTTCAGCTCGACAAGCTGGTCCGCCGCCGTCGTGGTGACGGCGTCGACCACCGGCTGGACGTTGACCTGCGGCGGGGGCGGTGGCGCCCCTCCAGGCGGCGGAGCCCCCGGACCCCCGGAGGGCGGGGCAGCGGGGTTGCCGCCGTACTGAGCCAGGATCGCCCGGATCTCCGCCTCGACCCGCGCCTCGATCCGCTTGTACTCGTCTGACCCCACGGGCAGGGAGGAGAGCGCCTGCTGGAGGTACGCCTGGGCGTAGCCGGTCAGGTCCCCTAGGTGGGTGAAGTCGCCGCCCCGCACCGCGGCGATCGCCTTCTCGAAGGTCTGCTGGCTCGCGGCGAGCTGGTCGAGCGCCTTCAACGGCGAGAACTGCGAGGTATTCAAGCCGTCGAGGAAGGTCTGAAGCGGTTGCAAGGCGGTGACGATGACGCTCCGGAGGGCGAGGGCATAGTCCCGCTGGACCTGGAGCGTGTCGCCGAGGACGGCGCGGTAGGAGGCGAAGTCGGCGTTGACCTTGGCGATCTGCTGAGCGAGCTGGCTTTGCTGGGCGAGCTCGTACTGGGCGAGGCCTTGGAGGGCCTGGTCGGCTGTCAAGCTGCCGCCAGCGCTGCCCAGGGTCCCGAGGTACCGGGCCTTGTCGGCTGCCACCGCAGCCGCGTACTCGGCGGGGGTGAGGCCAGCGCTGCCGGGGGTAGCGCCCGCCGGGGTGGCCGCCACCGCCCCCACCTTCGAGCTGTCGAAGGCGTTGATCTTCTTGAGCGCCTCGTCCAGGATCGCCTGGACGGCGGCCGAGACGAGCCCCAAAGCCTTCCATTGCTGATAGAGGTAGTTGATTTGGATGCGCTGCAACTCGAAGCCCGCTACGTCCAGCGCGTGCTTGACCTTGGCCGCCTCCTCGGTATCGCCGATCGTCGTCAGTAGCGTCTGCGCCAGGCCGAGAAGCTCGTTGCCGGTCTGCTGCTGAAGCTGAGCGAGCACCTCGACGAACCGCTCCGCCGAGAGAGCGCCGCGGCCGAACATCTCCCAGAGGAACCCCAGGCTGTCCCGCAGGTCCGTGACCTTCTTGCGGGTCGCCTCCATGGGGAGACCCAGGCCCGCGATGTCCTGCTCAGCTAGGGCATTCAGCGCCCGCAGGTGAGCGTCGTTCAACTGCCAAAAGGCGATGGCCCTCTGGCCGGTGGTCTCGAGGAGCTTCCTTTGGGCGGCGTCGGCGTCGGCGAACGCTTTGTCCGCGGCGGCCGCGGCCTGTTGAAGCTGGGTCTGCCCGTACGTGCCGCCTTGACCGGGTAGGAGCGAGCCGCGGACCGGGTCGAGGATCTGGGCCTTCGCCTGGTCGATCAGCGCCTGTCGGGCCTTCGCGAGCAGCTCCTCCGAGGCGTGCGCCTCGCGGGTGCGCTTCGTCAGGTCGGCGAGCTGGAGACCGAGGTCGATCACCGCGTTTACGGAGGCTGGCAGGTTCGTACGCGCCAGCTTCTCCAACTCCGCGTTCAACTGCTCGGCGGGACTCGGGCCCGCGGGGCCGGTCGGCCCCGCTCCGTGACCTGCGAGGTTCCGAAGCCGCTCCAGGGCGGCGTTCAGCTCTTCGTCGGAGATCAGGACGATGCTGTCGATGATGCCCTGGGCCGTGGCAATCGCTACCAGCACAGCGTCGTAGGCTGCCTGCAAGCCCCTGAGAATTTCGATCTCGGCTACGGCGACCTTGCTCTTCTCATCCAGGCTGGCGATATCAATACCCGTGTCCGCAACCAAGAGGTCGACCTTGGCCTGCTGGATCTTAATCTGGGCGGCAAGGTCAGCTTGCTTGATCAGTAGGTCGGCTTTATTGAGTTCCTGTTCAGCCCTGAGCAGGGTCGCGCGCTGGTTGAAGGCCGCGGCGTCGGCCCGGAGCTGGTCCTCCGGCGATAACGCCTTGCTGATACCGAGGATCGCGTCCTTCTGGCTCTGGATCTGCCGCGCGAACTCCGCGATGCTCTTGGTGGTGTCGATCCCGAGCTGACTCGCCCGCTGCATCTCGATATAAAAATCGCTTACGGCCTTGTTGATCGCCTGCACCACCTGCGGCACGCCGTAGTTGGCGATCTTCTGGGCGAGCGCGATATCACTTTCGAGGCCCTGGAGATCGGTGGCGGTCGAATGGGCCAGTGCCGCTCGTACTTCGGGCGAGAGGCCCGAGCCCCCCAACGCACTGCTCTGCTTCAACGCCTCCGCGATGCCGAAGCTGATCGCGTCCTGAATGGAGGAGAACGTCCGGACGACCGCCCCGACGACGACGCGAACCACGTTGTCGCGAATCTTGACGTCGATGAGCGGCAGGCCATCGAGTGCGAGCCCGAGTTTCGCAAGCTCCAGATTCAAACCCTTGAAAATCCCCAGCAATGCGTCGCGCACCGCACCATTGAGTTTTTCGGCGGTTTCACCGATCTCGATCAACCCCCCCGCTTTCAACGCAGCACTCGCGCTGTCACCCGCCGTGGTAATCAGGGCACCGAGAACGCCGCCAAGAGCGGCGCCGATCTGCGCGCCGGCGGCGGCGTTCTGGAAATACGCCCCGATGATCGCCCCGACTACGAGGCCTACGATGCTGCCTGCCGCAGCGTAGTTCCCCGGCAGCTTGCCGCCAAAGCTCGACGGCCCGCCCGTATTGTTGGAGCCGCCAACGTCCAACGCCTTGAAGAGCCCACCGACCTGGCCGACGACTCCGGCGACCGCGGCGGTCCACTCCGCCGACCACGCCTTGCCGGAGAGTCGGACCTTGTCGAGCGCCTGGACGAGCCCCGAGATCGCTGAGGTGACCTGGCCGAGCTTGGTGGCGCTGCCACCGGCGGCGGAGCTGATCGTGTCGAAGATGCTGGCGATCCGCCCGTAAAGCTTGTCTGCCTCCGCCTGTTGGATCTCGACATCCGCGAAGAGCTTGGCCTGCTCGTTCCTGACCTTTTGGCGAGCCGTCAGCTCCGCTTCGATCTGCTCAAGGGTCCGTGTCTCACCCTTTTGCAGGAGCAAATGAAGGGCCTCGTTTTGGATGGCAAGCGCCTGGGTAGCCTGGGAAAGGAGGCCGTATTTCTGGTAGGTGTCGGCGGCGGCCTGCCCCATCTCCCGCACGGCCGAGCGGAAGCTCTGGTCGTCCTTGAACCTCGCTTCCGCTTGGGCGAGCGCGAGCGTCTGGGTTTGCAGCTCCTTGGTGACGGTGATCGCCGTCTTCTCTTGATCGGAGAGAAGATGGCGTCCGATCACCTGCGCCGCGATCTCCGCCGTCCGCTTCTTGTCGAGCGCGGCACCCTCGGCCACCACCCGGTTCTCGATCTCCAACTGATCCGCTAGGGCCGAGGAGGCTGCCAGGTTCTGGTTCTGGGCGTCGGCAAGGTCGGCCTGGGCCTGCCGCTGGGCGACGGCGAAGTCGAGGTCACGCTTCGCGTTGGCGACGGCGATGTCCGTCTGCTGGTTCGCGATGACCCGGGCCTGCGTTTCCTTGACGAGCTGCTGGACGCGGGAGTCGGCGAGCGGGATGCCGTTCTTGAGCGCGGCGTTCTCGACCTGAAGCTGGGCCGCGGCGAGCTGGGAGGCGAGCGTGTTCCGGGCCCGGGCGTCGGCGAGCTTCGCCTCGTTCGTGACGGCGGCGGCATGGTCGGCCTCGCCGCTCGCGAAGATCTGCTGGTTCAGGCGGGCGATTTGGTTCTGATCGGAAAGGGCGGCGGTCGAGGCGCGGATGCGCTGCTCCTCCAGGGCGGTGACCTCGATGCCAGCTTTCTTCGCCCGCTCTCGGTCGGCCTGTATCAGCTTATCGGCCGCGGCCACGATCGACGCCTGCCGGATAGCTTCGGCCCCCTGTAGCTCGGCGGAGGCGAGAACGGCAGCGCTCCGGGCTTCGAGTTCCCGGGCGGCGATGCCTTTCTCGATCTCGAAGCGGGCGTTCTCGGCCGCCTTGCTCCCCGTGACCACGCTACCTGTGTAGTGCTCCCGGGCGGCGCGGGAACGGTCGAGGGCCTGTTGCTCGAGGTCGATCGCGGTTTTCGCGGTCGAGAGGGCGGCGACGTGGGTCTCCAGGGCACCCGAAACCCGACCGTAGGCCTCCTTCGCCTTGTCCAGGTTGTCGAGCGCCTGGGGGCCGTAGGCGGCGGCATATTTCTGGTCGGGCGAGTGGGTGATGGTGACGGCGCTTTGCGCGGCGGCATCGAGCCGGTCCTTCGCCACCTGGACGAGCCGCTGCATGTTGGCGGTCTGCGCTTCCTCGTTCGCGACGGCGGCCCGGGCGTTGTCGAGCAGCGCCTGGGTATGGGACTGGAGGGCGGAGATGTCCCGGTCCCGCGCGAGCTTGGCGGCGTCGACGGCGACCTGGTCCTTGCCGGCCTTGTCCACCTGGTCGGCGTAGACCGCGTTGATCCGGTTCATCTCGCCGATGAACGTCCCTGCGTCGGCGCTGAGCACCACCTGGTTGTTCTTGTTGGCCCCGGCGATCTGGGCGGCCGGCCCGGAGACTACGCGCCCCTGCTTCTGGGCGAGGACGTCGTACTCCCGGCCGAGCTCGGCGAGCGCGAGCTTGTTGCGGTTCGCCACCGCCGACTGGTCAAGGAAAGCCTGGTCGGCCGCGCGGCTCGCCTCGACCATGCTGTTCAGGGCGATGACGGCGACCCCGATGACGACCGCCAGGGCACCGATCGGGTTGGCGACGATCGTCGCCCAGAGGGCCTCCAGGCGCAGTGAGAGCCAGGCGATGACGTTGCCCCAGATCGTTGCGGCGCTGCCGTTGACGACCATCGCGATGGTCAGGGCGGCCAGGAGAACCGGCAGGTTTTGCAGGACGAGGACGAGCCCGGCGAGGGCCACCGAGACGACGGAAATGCCGGCCGCGAAGACCGCGCTCCACCCCGAGGTGTCGCCTTCGCGAACGATCGTCCGCAACCAATTGGAAAGGGCCGCGAGCTGCGGCAGGAGCTTGATACCTACCTCGATCGCGGCGGCCTCTGCGCTGGCCCGGAATTGGGCGAACACCTGCCCGGGGTTGCTCTGGGTGAGGGCGTACGCCTCCGCGGTGATGTGACCCATGGAGGCCTTGACCTCGTCGGCCACCTGGCGAAACTCGCCCGCCTGAGACTTGGCGACCGACAGCACGCCCGCGAGAGCCCGGATGTTCGGGATGACCTTTTCCAGGGCGTCGGTGTTGCCGTGGAAGCGTTGAATCAGATCGATGAGGGCGACGGCGAGCCCATTCTCCGCGATGTCTTTGCGGAGCGCCTGGACGCTGTAGCCGACCGACTTGAGCGCGGCCTGCGCCGGGCCGGCTCCCTTCAACTCCAGGGTCGCGAGTGTCTGCCGCAGTGCGGTGACCGCCTCGTCCGCCCCCACCCCTACGCGAGTGAAAGTCGCGATGAAGGCGCCAACTTGGTCGAAAGAGACGCCGACCGTGGCGGCGATGCCTGCCACCCTCCCGAGAACTGGCGCGAGTTCCTGGGCCTCGGCGCCTCCGGCCTTGATGGTCGCGACCATGACGTCCGTCGCGTGGGCCGCCGTAAGGCCGCTCTGGGCGTAGGCGTTGACGGCGCCGGTCACCGCCTTCGCCACGGTGGCGGTGTCCCCCAGGCCGATCGCGGCAGCCTTCGAGGCGTTGACCACCACCTCCAGGGCCGCGGCGCCGTGCTGGCCATTGGAGGCAACGTTGTAGAGGGCGTGGGCGAGCTCGCCGGGCCCGACCCCGACATCCCCCGCCATCCGAAGGAGGACGGGCGACCAGGAGGAGATCTGCTGCTGGGTCTCCCCCGCGAGCGTGTTCATGTGGAGCAGCTCGGTCTCGAAGGCGGTGGCGGAAGAGATCCCCTCCTTGAACCACTGCGCCGCCTTGATCAGCCCGCCGTAGATGACGATGTTCTTGAGCGCGCCGAGAACCTCGCCCAACGCGCGAGCGAAGACCCCCGGCGCCGAGGTGTCGGCCATCTCCGCCTTGACGCGGGAGAGTTCCGCCTCCTCGGCCTGGAGGGCGGCAACCTGGGAACGGATCGCCGCCGCACCCTGTTCGTTGAGGATGACGAGCTGGCCCTGCGCGCCGATCTCGGCGACGCCGGCCTGAACAAGCGCATTGTGAAAAACGAGCTGTTGATTGTAGGCGGCTTCCGCAGCGACGCCCTGGCGGGTCGCGGCGGTGCGTTCGGCGGTCTGGGCGGTGGCGCCCTGCAGGGAGGCGAGGGACTCGGCGAGTCGGCGCTGGGCGGCGGCCTCCGCGGCAGCGGCCTCGGCGTCTCGCTCCCGGGCGGCGGCGACGGCGGCGAGTTGGGCCTGGAGCTGGCGCTGGACGACCAACTCAGCCTCGGCGGCGGCAGCCCCGGCCGTGCCAGGCGCGGCTCCCGTAGCAGCTACCTGCACCCGAAGCGCCTCCGCCGCTGCCCAGGCCCTCTCGGCGGCCGGCCCCTGAAGGGCGACCTCAAGCTGGGCCTGCATCACGGCGGTCCGCTCCCGGAGGCCTTGGACGTTCGCGGCTACCTGGTTCGCCCGGGCCATCTCGACCGCCGTGGCGCCGGTTGCCTGCTGGACCTGCTGCGCGAGGGCGAGCTGCTGGCGCTGGACCTCGGCGGCGGCGGCCATCTGGCGCTGCATCGCCTGGACGGTGGCGGCCAGGGCCTCGACCCGGCGGAGATCGGCGGCGGAGAGCTGGTCTGCGGCGGCGGACGCCCCCTTCGATGCCTCGCCCCCCTGCTTGACCGCCTCCGTCAAGACGTTGGTCTTGGCGGCGGCCTCATCCTGGCCCTCCGGGATGATCGCCAGGACGACGTCGAACTCGCCGTCAGCCATGGGCGGCCTCGCCGAAGAGGGAGCCTTGGCGCGCGGCGAGACAGTGCGGCGAGAACCAGATCACCTCCCGATGCCGGTTGTCCTCGGCATCCTCGCCGCCCGCGTTGCCGTATCCTCCCCGGGCCTTCCAGTGGTAGACCGACCAGCCGTCGAGCGCCCGGTCAAGCTCGGCCTGGCCCCAGGGCCGAGCCTCTCCCCATGGGCGATCCTCTTCGTCGGCCAGGTTCTGGGGCTCAGCCATCCAGGTCGCTCGCGGGCAAATAGGCGTCCAGCAGCTCGCGGGATTGTTCGAGAGACACAGAGCAGCGGGAGCAAGGGAAGTCAGGCGTGCCGGCGCACGGGCACTCGGCATTATTCAGGAGGTCTTGCAGTTGTAGTGCAAGCGCCTTCCGGTCAACGGCCGGCACCGGCACCGTCAGGAGATTGCGCACCGGCCAGCGCAGGATGAGGCGGTTGAGCGGCCAGGCGCCGGAGACTCCGGAAAACCAGGCCCAGAGCCACGGCCGGACCCAACCGCGGGGCACGGCGACCAATGTATAGTCTTCCATCTACTCCTCCTCCCGGTCCCGCGTCTCGTCCGTCTCGGGCGGTGCCATCATCTCCTCCGTGAGCCGGGAGCGCTCGGCCCCGACGAAAAGGAGCCATCGCTCCCAGGCGTTGACTTCGGCTCTCTCGCGGACTCCATGATACCTGAGCCAGGAGAGCATGTCGCGGTGGAGGATGGCGCCGTTCTCGGCCCGGGGGATGCAGCCGTCGGCCCAGAGGATGACCTGGAGCTCGGGCTCGTCTTCGAGGTCGGGGATCTTCGGGTAGGCCGTGCCGAGGTCGACGCCCCCGCAGGCCGGGCAGGCGTCCCCCTCACCCTGGAGGGCCGGGCGCCAGACGTGCCCGCAGGCAAGACACAGCGTGCCCTCTGGCGCCTCGGCGTAGAGCAGCTCGGCCTTGGTATGCCCCTGGTGCCGATCGCCGCCACAGACGGGGCAGAGCGCGCCGTCCCACGCCTCCCCGCACTGCCGGCAGGTGTCCCCGAGAGGGTTGTTGAGGCAGGAGCAGAAGGGGCAGCGCCGCGGGTCCCACTCGGCGCCGCACCCTTCCTGTAGGCAGGTGACCTTATGGAGCGCCTCCTCTACGGCGCGTCGTTCGCCGTGGGAGCGGGAGAGCCAGTCTCGATAGGTCCATTCGAGATGGCTTCGGATTTTCCCTGGTTCGCCGCCTCCGCCTTGCGGACGAACTCGGCGGTCTGGCCGGCCTCCTCCAGGAGCCACATGGCGATGGCGTCGCCCATGTTCTCGCCGCCGAAGCGGTTCGGGGTCGGCTGGCCCTCGCTGTCGAGCACCGGCTTGCCGTCAGGACCGGACTCGAAAGGCGGGATGGCGAGCTGCCCCCCGTCCGTCTTCCATGCGGTGTGCGCGAGGAAGGCGAGTCGCCCCGCCGGCAGGGTGAGGTCGAAGCTCTGACCGCCGCGGGAGACGGAGGCCGAGCCCCTCGCCGTCATCTCCACGAGGAGGTGGTCGACGATGCCCGGCTTCTGCGCCCGGATCGTCTCGACCGGGGTCTGCAAGTCGGTCTTCTCCGCCAGCTTTCGGCGGAGCTTTTGGACCTTCTCGGCCTGCGTCTTCTTGCGGGCGGCGCGAAAGCCGGGGACGCCCTGGTCGAGGTCGGAGGATGTGAACTCGGCGGTCGCCTGGCGCTGGTTCTCCAGGACCGGCAAGGCGTTGATCCGGTCGAGGTCGAACTTGGCCCACTCCTCGTTTCCGGTGTGGGTTATGACCGCCGTGATGCCGAAGCCCCACGGGTCTTTGACGGTGCGCGTGTCGCCGATGACCTCCCCCAGGAATCCGGAGAGATCGTCGAGGTTGATGGGTGCGGCCATGTCGCTCCTTTCGATAGGGGCCGGGCGCGAAGGCCCGGCCCTGGAGGTTTAGCAGAGGACGGAGAAGCTGCCGTCAGCGGGCGGAGTGCCGGCGACGGTCGTAGAGGTCGAGATCCAGATCTGGCCCTCGATCGGGAGCGTGGGCGTCATCTGCGAGGGCGTGTTCTTCGCGCCACCGAAAGCGCCTAGGTCGGTCATCTGGATGGCAACTCGGAACCAGGGATTGTCAACGCCTCCCGCGACCGCGCCCTGGTAGCACAGCATCCAATACGTCGGGTCCGGCTGATTCATCTCCGCGAACATCTTGGAGCTGAACGCCGAGAACAGGCGCGAGTGATAGGCGTCGATCTTGAAGCTGTGGGTGGGGTCGAGCTTCTCGGTCTGGGGGCCGACCGAGAGATAGCCGCCCGTATCCACGGTGCCGTACTTCGCCATCAGGGAGGCCTCCTTGAAGAAGCCGCCGATGGTGGCGTCCCAGGCGAACGTGAGACCGGCCGAGCCGGGGCTGTAGATCACGATGGACTTCCGGGGAATGAGGCGCGGCTGAGACATGCTCCCTCCTTTCGAGAGGTGAGAAAGGGTCTATTTCGAGAGCAGGTTCGCTGCCGCTGTGGCCTCGACCTTGCCGTCCGACAGTGAATCAAGAACGGTGAGCCGCACCGCCCACCAGGTCTCTCCGGCGAGTGGCGTCGCGTCGCCGTCGAGGACGATGCTCTGGGCCTTCGGCGCCAGGAGACGGCCGCCGCTCGGCGGGTTCTCGTTGGTCCATAGGACCCACCCGGTGGCGGACACGATAGGCGTGGTGAAGCCGGCACCTCCCGCCGCGTCGTGGAGCACCTCGACCTGAAGGGTGACCACTCCCGTACCGGTGATGCTGTGGCAGTGGACGGTGATCGCGAGGAGCTTGCCCGCCACGAGGGCGCCGAGGTTGACCGGGGTCGAGACGTAGACGCCGCCCGTGCCGCCGGCATGCGTCAGGGGCGCTGGCGTAGCAGCGCGCGACGTGAAGAGCGTCTTCCCCAGGTTCGGCGCCTGACCGTCCGCCAGCTCGAAGGATGCCGACAGCTTCTTGAGCGCGTTCTTGGTCGCGGTCTGGGGAGCGTCGGCGGTGATGTAGTTTCCCCAGAGGGCAGGATCGCCCGGGAGCGCCATCGGGGAGAGCTTGCTGTTGGAGTCGATCAGGAAGAGGACGCTGCTCGACTCGGAGGAGTCGGCGAGTTGCGCCAGGAGCTTGGCCTCGTTCTGAGTGCCCCAGCTATCGGTCAGCTTGACGGGAGCTTTCCAATCGCCCTTGTCCGCCAACTTCCCGGGCTGCTCGTACTCCTCTCGCTCGATCCGGTCCCGGCTGAGGCCGTAGGTGAAGTTCGCGGCGCCGGTCCCGATGATCTGCCCGTCGATCGAGATGACCTGGCCGCCATTGATCTTCCTCGGGTAGGCCATTAGGACACCCCCTCCCTGACCACGACGTCACCGGCGGCGGGCGGGGCGGGCTCGACCGCCGAAGAGGCGGCGGGCGCGGCCTTGGGCACGGGCCGGGCCGGCTCCGGCTTGAAAAAACCGTGCTCCTTCAAGTAGGCGAACCGCACCGGGGCGACCTCGACCGCCCCGAGCTCGGCCGCCTCGGCAGCGTTGTCGGCGACCGCGGTTCCGGCCTCGTGCTCGGCCCAGGGCTTGGTCAGGGTGTCGTGCATGCGGCTGCCTCCTTGGGGGGCGGGAAGGTGTCGAGGAAGGCTTTGTCGAGGGCAGAGAGAGAGGCTCGCGGCACGGCAGCTAGGGCCGCATGGTTCAACGCTACCAGGAAGGGGGTCCACTCGCGCTCGCGCACCCATCGCCGGGCAAGCTCCCGGCTTGCAAGGAACCGCCGAACGTGGGCGCGGGTAAGCCCGTTGACGGCTCCGGAGGCTGGCGGGTGGGCGTCCATGGGTCTCCTATGCCTGGAAGGGTACATTCAAATTCACAATCGTCCAAGGGGGGCGAGGCCCGATCGTCTGCGGCGCCGCGTCCTCGCCGTTGAAGCACAGGCGCGCGTCGGGGAGATCCGAGTAGGCGTCGAGCTCCTGGGCGAGCCCGGCGAAGAGGGCGTCGATCGGCCCGTCCTGGGCTCCGTCCTCCGAGTAGGCGGAGCAGATCAGCTTGCCGATGCGGGGCGGGTTGCCGCCTGGCTCGTAGAGCCCGGCCACCCGTTCGTAGACCAGGCGCCAGGCCGCGAAGATCGTCGGGAGCGCCCGCTTTCCGGAGGGGACGGGCGTGGGCACAAGGGCCGCCCGCTCGGGGACGATGCCGGCCCAGCCGCCCGCGATGCCCGGCACCGCGCCCGTGACCGGGCTGGCAGCTGGGACCCCTGTCGGAGCCCACCCGGCGAGCAGTTCCCGGATCGCCGCCTTGTCGGCCTCCCTCCAGTCGGCGATGGCGGCGGAAGCCGCCTTCCGCCGCCAGGTCTCCATGCCGTAGATGCCGCCCAGGGCCCAGGAGAGGCTCCAGCGCTCGCCCGGGGCCGGGGCCGGCCAACCCCACACCAGGTAGTCGCCCGGCTCGCTGCCGCCCCCCAGCTCGGCGAAGTGGAGGGCGTAGCCAGTGAGCGCGCCGTTGCGGAGCAGGACGAGGTCGAGGTCCCCCGCCGCGAGCCCCCCGGCCCGGAGCGGCAGGACGATCGCAGGCGGGTAGGCGGGCGTCTCCCAGCTCGAGGACCCGTAGACCCCAGCCGGGAACTCCCAGGTGAGGCGGTAGTCTCCGAGGACCGATCCGGGCAGGCCGGCGAGCGTGTAGCGGGTCGGCGCACCCGAGACCGGCGAAAGGCTGGCGTCCCCGCCCACGGCGATCCGCGCCCCGTGCGAATAAAGGCGCGGCGCGATCCCCGAGAGGGTCGCGCCGACCGAGCCTAGAGTCAGATCGAGGTCCATGCTCAGTTACCGATATCGGGGTCGGCCGCGGCCAGCGCTGCAGCCGTGGCCGCGTCCTGCGCCACCTGGAGATTCCATCGAATCACGACGCTCCTCAGGAGCCAGGAGCGGATCGTGACGTCTACAAACTGG